AGATGGGAGTAGTGTTGTTGCTTTAAATGAATCATTAAAAAAAGCATACGAAGATCGTACTATTATAGGTATATCACTAAAACAAATTAACAGCTTGAAGAAAAGAGCAAAGCATAGTGAATACAACTTAGTTGGTGTTGAACTTGGTAAACACAAATACACAAGGTCTATATTAAAATCAGATCGAAAGGGAGCTTCCTACTGGACATTTAAAGGTGGTTACATTTATTTTGACGCCAGTCGTCGAATGGATGTAAGAGCTCCAAGCTCCATGGGGGCTTTAAATGTAGAGATACAGGGTAAGGGAGCAAGAGGTGGTAGAGCTGGATATGCTGCTATATTATATGCATCTCAAATATTTTTAAAGAAAAAATTATTAACAAATGCCGAGTTGAAAATTAAGGCACAAGGAATGGTCAGAGGAAGAGACGAAAAAGCCGCTAAAGAATTGTGGAAAAAAGTAAACTCAATACATTCTGATGTGACATGGGATGATTTTTGGATTGAAATGCATCAGGCAACGGTTGATAGAATACACGCAAACTTAGCAGCAACTGAAATTATTTATGCTGTAGATCAGGCTAGTCGTACACAGAAAGATGAGTTTGTATCTTATCTAGTTAATATGGCCGGATCTAAGACTGAAGACTCATCTGTGTATATAAAAGTAGAGGCAGTATAATGGCTTTAAATAATTATTTAGATAATTCGGAATTAGCTGAAAGAATATTCATCTCAAACGGTCAGGTTGTTAATACATCTTTTAATCATAAATTTGGTGCAACAGCAGCTATGTCACAAAACCAAACAGGTACTGTGTGGGATGTAAATGATACATTATACCCTTGGCAAGCTTTATCTACACCACTAGCTGTCAATATAAAAAGAAACAACATTGCTGATAATGGTTTTACTGTAACAATACAAGGATTAGATCAAGATTGGAATTTTCAATCAGAAGAAATAGTTATAAATGGAGCTGATACTACAGGAGTAGCTTTATGGCGGCGGGTATATAGAGCCTTCGTTACAACTGGTGGGATTACAAATACTGGAAATATTGATATAGAGGCCGGTGGAGTTGGCGGCACCATTATTGCTAGAATACAGGCAGGATTAGGACAAACACTTATGGCTGTCTATACCGTTCCTAAAAATTATACGGCCTTTATTACTAAAGGTGTAATGACTGTTCAGGCCAATGCCGATGCTACAGGTAATATGTTTGTAAGATATAAAAATCAGGACGCATTCAGAATTGGCCACTCATTTGAGGTTTCAGGATCGGGTGGACCATATACGTACGATTTTACTATACCTATTAAATTGCCTTCAATGTCAGATATAGACATAAGAGCAACAGTTAGGTCAAATAATGCACGGATCACTGCATCATTTGATATGATTTTATTAAAAAAGTAGTGTACATTTAGAAAAAAATAGTGTATAAGGGTTATATGGAAAATTTTAAAACACATATCACTGAGAATAAAAATACACATATGACCCATATCGAGGATAAGGTCATATATGGTGGAGTAAATGGTACACGTCAAGCTATAAATGCTTTACGTGAATTGAGAGACATGTTGAAAGGTGAACATGCTGGTTCTGTTAGTGTTAAATGGGATGGCGCTCCTGCTATTTTTGCAGGCACTGATCCTAATGACGGACGTTTCTTTGTTGCAAAGAAAGGTATTTTTAACAAGAATCCCAAAGTCTATAAGACTCCTGCTGACGTTGACGCTGATACAAGCGGTGATCTTGCTGACAAGCTCAAGGTCGCTTTGCGAGAGCTCCCAGCCTTGGGTATCAAAGGTGTCGTGCAAGGTGACTTCCTTTATGGGCCTGGAGATTTAAAGAAAACTAAAATAAAAGGCGAGGATTATATCACATTTCATCCAAATACTATCGTTTATGCTGTGCCAGCAAAGTCGGATGCAGCTAAGGCTATTAGGTCATCAAAAATTGGTATTGTGTGGCACACAACCTATAAAGGTAACTCCTTCGAGTCTATGCGAGCTTCGTACGGAGTTGATGTAAGTAAGCTTAAGAAATCAAAAGCTGTTTGGTCGCAAGACGCTATGTTACGTGATTTGACAAATGTTACTATGAATAAAAAAGATACAGAGGAAGTAAATGAATATCTATCGCAAGCTGGTAAACTTTTTAACCAAATATCGGGGACAACGCTCAAACAACTGGAACAGCATGAAGAGTTACCGAGCCTCATTGAAACATTCTACAATAAACATGTCAGAAAAGGTCAACTTATCGGAGATTCAAGACGACATGTATCCAAGCTCACTCGTTGGATTAGATTACGTTACGCAAAAGAGATTGCCAAACGTAAAACAGACAAAGGAAAGTCTGCCCAACAACAAAAACTAAATACTATTTTAGACTTTTTTTCAGAAAAAAATCAAAAAAGTTTAGAACATATGTTTGAATTACAAAAAGTAATTGTTTTAGCGAAATTAAAACTTATAAATAGTCTTAATAAATTAAGTAAAGTGAAAACATTTGTTAAAACAAGAACCGGTTACAAAGTAACTGGCGAAGAAGGTTATGTAGCAATTGACAAACTTGGTGGTGACGCTGTGAAAATTGTTGATCGTATGGAATTTTCATACAACAACTTTTCACCAGATATATTAAAGGGATGGGACAAGCCAACGAGGAAATAAATGGCAGTTAGTTTTAAAGATTTTACACCTGTAGACTATATGCCTGGCGAGGATGAATTAATCAAACGTCAGGCTAAAAAACGAAAAATGGATACACCAACTGGTAATACTGGTGAAGCAGTGGAACCAGCTGATGAAGCACTGAATATGCAACAAAGACGTGCAAGGGCACGGCAAATGAAAAAGTATCAGGCTCGTTTAAAAGTTGGTCGTAAAAAGGCTCGTATGAAAGTCGCTAATCAAAAGGTATTAGCACGAAGAGCACGTAAAGCTGCACGTCTGGCTATTGCTAAAAAACTGACTAAAGGTATTCCAAAGTCAGAGCTCACCCCCGCAAGAAAGCAAGAAATTGAAAAGCGCATTGATAAAATGGGCCCAAGAGTAACACGTCTTGCTAAGAAAATGTTACCAAAATTGAGACAAGCTGAATTAGGCAAAAAACGCGGGTAAAAAATGATTAACAGATTTAGTCAGTTTCTTGTTGAAGAGGAAAAGACCGTTTATTTTACGTTTGGTAGAATGAACCCTCCTACTATTGGTCATGGTAAGTTACTAGATAAATTGGCTTCAACGGCCGGTAGAAATCCATATAGAGTTTTTCTATCACAATCTAATGACCCAAGAGAAAATCCATTAGCATATACAGATAAAATTAAGTACGTAAGGAAAATGTTTCCTAAACATGCTAGATCTGTTATGATCAATAAAAAGGTAGTAACACCATTCCATGCTCTTTCTGAATTGTATGATGAAGGTTTCCGTAAAGTAGTTATGGTAGCAGGTTCAGACCGTATCAATGAGTATGATTTACGTCTGAATAAATACAACGGCAAAAAAGGTGGTCATGGATTCTATAACTTTGAAGGTGGTATTAAATTAGTATCAGCTGGTCAACGTGATCCAGATGCTAAGGGTGCAGAAGGTGCCTCAGGTACTAAACAACGTGGTTTTGCAAAAGATAATAACTTTACTTCTTTTGCACAGAATCTTCCAAAAGCAATGTCAAACCCAGATGCAAAGCGTTTATTTAACGCTGTACGTAAAGGTATGGGTTTAAAAGAACAAAAAGAATTTAAAAACCATGTACAATTAGAACCTGTTTCAGAACTTCGTGAAGCATATCTTAGAGATAATATCTTTGAAGAAGGCGAACAAGTTGTTATGACTAAACATGGTATTGTAGGCAATATTAAGCATCTAGGTACAAACTATTTAATTGTTGAATCCAAGGGCGAAACTTGGAGATGTTGGTTAGATGATGTATCAAAGGTCGATCCAAACTTTGAACCAACATGGGATGTACAAGAATTACC